CTACCGCGACCGAGCGAAGCGCTTGATCATCTCGTTTAATGATTTCTCGAACTCACCCGGCAGCCGCTGCTCAACGTACCGCTCTGCTATCTGATGGAACGGCAGGCGCCTCGAGTAGGTAGGCTTATCAACGAACGCTAGCAGCACTGACATTCCGGCCTTGCCTCGAGAGGTGCGCTGGCCAATGCCGATGGGCCTCTTGTTCCGATACATCACGAAGTAACGCTTGGACTTCTTCTTGATGCCGGCCAGCGCCTTGGTCACGTCGCCACGCTTGATGTTGCCGAACCGGTCGAGCTGAGCGCCCTTGCCCGGTACAACGTACTTACCAACTGGCAGCAGCCCATCCTTTCGCAGCTGACGCTCACTGCCCTTATCTGCGCGTGGCCCGCCGAATATCTGCGGCTGAAGCCAGACCGAAGGAGGTTGAGTGCTGCCACGCCTGTTACCGCCTACCGTTTCTCGAAGCCAGACCCTGGCCTCTAGCTTCTCCCTGGTTGCAGGGTGGTATTCGAACGCTCGCAGGGTGAAGGGCGTAGGCCTATCGAAGATTGCGCCCATCTCTGAGGTAAGCGCCTGCCTCAAGCCAACCGCTGTCTTGGTCAGCGCCGCGGCGGCAGCGTATGGCATCGCCTTCTGCTCGATATCCTTCAGCTCTTGAAGCTGCTTGGAGAGGCCTTTGGCGCTGACCTTGATCACGGGGGTTACTCCTCTGCTTGCTCTTCTGCGCCACCAGCCGTCAACACGCCAACGGTGAAGCCGATAACCGAGCTCAACCGTCCGCGCCAAAGCATCCCGCGATTGCCAGGAACAACTGTGCCAGCGTTAACCAGACGAGCTTCCTTCAGGTGGATGAAGGAGGGTGACGAGCCTTCCGCCTCGTCGATGGGTTTCTTCGGATAGATATCAGCCTTCCATTGCTCTACCACCTCGGAATAGGCGTCCCGCATATCACCCGACCAATTCTTGGTTAGCTCTAGCTTGAGCAGATCTAGGTATTCCGCGCCGCTTATGGTGACGCCAGTAACGAGACCCGCGGCAGTCGTCAGCGTGACCGGGACGGGAACGCCGGTATTCGAAATTTCAACTACATGCTGAAGCAGCCAGTCGCAATTGTTTTCGGAATTTTGGAGCTCAGTGCTAGGGGCTTCGATATTCATAGGATTTCCTGTTGTTTTTTCGATAAGAAGTAGCGGTTATCTGTGTGTCCTGCCGTGCTTCCTGGCAGCCATTCGCAGTTCGTTTACCTGCTTTCGTTCGGCGTACATGTGAAAGCTTTCGCCTTCACCCGTGACGAGCTCCAAGCGGCCTATATCTGGAAAGTCTCGGGCGGTAATGGCGGCGTGCTCGAGCTGGTCGCCCATTCCAGGGAAGCGGGGCGTCAGTGCGGAGCTGGAGACCAGCCCACCTTCTGCATAGCCGCGCATCCCCGATTGCATCCTGTCCAGGGTCGCGCGGAAGCCGTTCCGGCGAATCATCTCAAGGAATGCCAGTGCGCCTGGCTCGCGGACAACCTCCTGCGGCTGAACGTGTTCGCCCGCGTGAACGATGCCGGCCGGCTTGTACTTTCCACCCGGGCCAGTCCAGCCACCTGTCGCGAATCCACTCGGGGGAAACTGCGAGAAGCTGTTGCCGTCTTGGTAAATCTTCGGCGCGCCACCGGCCACAGGGGTGACCGGGATGACTAGTTGTTGCTGAAGCGTCTGAGCAAGCGAGCTAATTTGCTGTTGCGCTGCCGATACCGCAGCCGGATCCACCTGTGGAGCGATGGCGGGGGCCAATGGAGCGGCACCGGTACTGCCATCTTCACTACCCGGCTTTGCCGCCGTCGTGATGATCGAAATAGGCTTCCCAGCCAGGTTGCTCAGTTCGATGATCTGCTGACGTGCTGTTTCAAGCGCCGCGTCGTCCAGCTTCACGGTGATGGTGGTTTTAGAAAGGCTGTCGAGAAGGAACTTGAGGTCGACGCCCTTTTGCTGCAACTCGTCCAGAGCCGTCTTGGCCTTGTCGACATTGATCTGATCGGCCGCTTCTTCAATACCTTGCAGCGAACGAATGAAGCCCTGAAAACCGAACGTGTTTTCCCCAGCGTCTGCCAGATCCTGGAGCATCTTGAGGGCTGCCTGCGCGTACTGCTTAGCCCCCTCAACGTCACCACTGGTCAGCGCCTGGCTGGCCTTTACCTTGAGATCCTGGGCAGCCCCATATGAAGCGGTACCGCCGCCGCTCAAACCGGCAAGCGCCTCGGTATAACGCTGCTGGGTTTCGAGCTGGGCCTGCTTGGCTTTCTCTAGATCCTGAGTCGCTTTGCGCTCGAGCGCGACCTGTTTGTTCAGGTACGCCTCGGCATTCTTCAACGCCTCGCCCTGCTTGGTCTTCAGGTCGCCGACGTACTTGGTGAAGTGGCGGAACCTATATTCGTCGGCCGCAATTTGAGCCTCAGCAGCGGCCTTTTGCTGCTCGGCTGCCTTCTGGGCGCCCTCCTGCATTTTTCGATAGGCTTCGAGGCTCATGCCGGCGATCTTGGCGTTCATCGCCTCGATCTTCCCTTCAAGCTCTTTCACCCAATCGTCGAGCTGCTTGGTATCCATGAAGAAAGTAGCTGACGGTCGACCTATGAAGTCGCCCCCGTCGCGAGCCGCCTTCACCCCGGCAAGGGTCTTTTTCAGCTTTTCCAGCTCGTCAATGTGACCTGCGGCGCCTGCTGCCGCATAGCTGAGTTCCTTGGCAAATGCTGTGAATTCGCGAGCGGCGGTGATGGTGTACCCGGCGAGGGTCGCCATACCTGCGGCGAGATCGTTTAGCGCCTGGACGGTGGCAGGGTCGGTCAGCAACTCGCGAAGCTTCGTAATAGCTGTGACGAGGCCTGAACTGTCGCCTTCGCCGAAGGCTTTAACCAGGTCATTCCGAAGTCGGGTCAGTGCGTTGCCCACCGTGTCCGGAAGTTTCTCGGCGGCTTTAGTCAGGTCTGGCAGGGCTTGGACGGTCAGGTCGGTGATCACTTCAGCAGTAAGCTGACCCTCTGCCGCCATAGCACGAAGCGCACCGGTTGGAACGCCGAGGCCTTGGGCCATGGCTCGCAGCAGCGGCGGGGCGGCCTCAGCGATAGCGTTGAACTCTTCGCCGCGCAGGACGCCAGAGCCCATTGCTTGCGAGAATTGCTGAAGCACTGATGCCGTTTCGCCGGTTGTTGCTCCGTTGATCTTCAGCGCCTTGCTGAGCGCGTCGACAACCTTCGTCGCGTCACCTTTGCGGCCTACTTCATCAAGGGCAGGGGCCAGCCTGGCATACAGCTTCACAATCTCATCGACTGGGGCTGCGGTGTTCTGCGCGATGGTGAACAGCTCAGCCTGGACGCGGTTGAATTCCTCTTGGCTGCTGGTGGCCAACTTGAGCTGAGCATCCATTTGTTTCGCTGTGTCGGTGATCTCGGCATAACCGCGCAGCGCCTGGGCTGAGCTATAAGCCGCACCGACACCGGCAGCAACGGTGCCAGCGCCGATCCGGCCGCCACCTATCTTCTGCTGTTCGCCGGCCATTCCGCGCAGAGCCACGCGAGACTCATTGATCCGCTGCGTGAGGTTACGCTGGGCGATCTCCAGCTCCTTGGCAGTCAGCGATCCGGACTTGCGTAGCAGCTCATACTGTCCGCGCAGGCGTTCGATCTGCGTTCCGGCCGCCCGGTACTGAGTGATACCGAGTGAGCTTTTAGCCTGCTCGATGTTGGCTAGCCGCTGCTGCCGAGTCACCTCGGAAAGTGCATTAGCTCGCTCACGTATGCCCCGCACCGCAAGATCATTGCGCCCGGCCGTCATGCCTTTGGCCATCTCGGCTTCGAGGCGCTTCTGCTCTGTTGCGAGCTTCCGCGTGTCTACCCCAGCGGCACGCAGCTCGGCACGTTGCTCCCGGACTTTGGCCTTCTGTCGGTCGAACTCAGCAGAGGCTCGAGCAAGCGCGCGCTCCGCCTTGTTCATCTCAGCGGCCAGGCCTTTGACCGGAGCGCCGGAGGTGGCTGCCATTGCTTTCGCCAACTGCTCAACGCTGCGCTTGGTAACGGAGAGCTCTGCCGCTGCGGCCTTTGCGCTTTCCTGGGTGGTCTTGAGCGCATCGATCTGCCGAAGCGGCTTCTCAACCGCTTTGACCATCTCTGCATATTCCTTCCGGAACCCGGCAACTTCTTTCTTTGCCGCGTTCAGGTCGGTGGAAAATTTAAGCTCAACGTTTGCCATTCAAGGCTCCAGTACTAGCCATTGCCGAGAGGAAGAATGACCAGGGGTAGTAGGGGGCCTGTGTGTGCCCCAGTTGCACCATGGCGGCGATACAGCGATCCAGTTCCTTCAGCCTTGTGCTCCCAGAGGAGCCCAGCCCAGACGCCCCCGGAACCCGAAAAAATCAGGGTTCAGCTCCTTGCAGAGCGCGATCACCTGGCGCACCTGGGAAGGCCGCAGCGCGTTGATCTGCTCGGTCGTTATCGAGCTCATGCGGCAAATGTCTGCCACCGAGCACTCTTCAAAAAAGCCCTCATCAACCAGATCGCGCGGTGCTGGGTCAGGCTTCTGCATATCTGCGAGCCAGGTTCGAACCTGGAGCACGGTTAGCTCACGGACGATGACGGAGATGTCGCCGATCATGAGCTCCTTGGAATTAGTGGTATGGGCCATTTCAAGTACTCCGATGGGCTGCGAGCGCTTCGCAGCGAAGGGGAATGAAAAGGCGCTGCGGGTATCGGCCCGTTTGCGCCTAGTGCCGGCCACCGCTCCCGAGGGTCTCCGATGAGGGAGAAGAAAGAGCGCGCCGACTGTCGGGGTTACTACGCCACTGGCCGACTAGGCGTCATGCAGGTGTGACTCAGGGACGCAGAGCGTCGACATCAATGGCGCCGCTGGAATCTCGTACTTGTCGGCCAGTAACGGGCGCACCGCCATCTTTAGCAGTAACGGGAATGTGCAGATCATCCATCGCCCGAGAGTTGCGGCTCACAGCCCAATCCACGGAGACGATCTGGGCGGCCAATTCCGACATCTCGTTTGCCATTGCATCCCACCGTGTGCCGAGCTTGTGGCGTACGGCTAGCAGCCGGCGCTCACGAGCGCTCTCAAAGCGCTGTCGCTCAACGGCACGCTTCTGCTCAATGGCGTCGACTTGGTTTTGCAGCGCTTGGAGCACGACGTTCTGCCGGGCCGTTTTGCGCTGGATCTGCTCAAGCGCTTCGGAAAGACGATTCAGCGTCTCCAGGGCAGCGGCCTCTTCAGCCTCGCTGCCCCGTGCCATTGCGGCTGCGTAGGCCTCCGCTGCTTGGCTCTCGCTTTGCTGAGCAGTGGCTAGCTCTTCCTCGGCCGCGGATTGCAACTTGGTCAGCTTGGCGCTTGCCTTCTCATAATCGGCATCGAGCACTGCCAGCGCTTTGCCTGCAGCGTCCATCTCTTTCTTGGCTGCCTTCATGTCTGCGTCAGCACTATCTCGCGCAGCCTTCCAGTTCAGCAGGTTGTCGCGCTGTGCGATCGCACGGCCGAGTCGCTCGATTTCGCCTTCGGTGGCGCGAAGCTCATCGTGCATCCCACTGATAGGTCGCTTACTGGCGGCGGTGCTGTCGTTCGTTGCAGCTTCGATATCGCTTCGCAGGGAGTCAGCGAGCGCGTGCGCTTCTTCAAGCTGATCATCGAGGGTTGGAGCTTGGGGCTCGCTGAGTAGTTTCAGTCCGAACACGGTGTGTCTCCTTGGGTCAGGCGTCTTCGATCGAGACGCTGCTGCGATTGAGTAAGAGAGCTTCAGTCAGGCGCTCGGCGCGGCTGAATGCGTTCTCCTGGGTATCGCCTTGGAGCACTGCCAGGGTCCGGCCGTCGTGCTTTAGGCGAGCGTGATACTTCGGTGCGAATCCCTTGTGGAAGGGGCTTGGCTGCGGGTCATGCGCGGTGATGGCGAGTGCGCTCATCGGGTTGCCGGGAGCAGGTCGTAGCTGTTCACGTAAGCCAGATCGACCACACGGATATCAACGCCAACACCAAAGACGCGAATGCGGCCAGAGGGAAGCGTTTCAATCTGCAGCCCTCGCTGCTCGGCGAGCCGCTGTATCTCGTCGCGCTTGTTTGCGAGTTGTGCGGCTCTGCTGCTCATACGAATAGCTCCCGGCAGCTGACAAATGGCTTGTTCTCGCTCAGTGCGATCAGTAGAGCGCTCGCAGGAATGCTGCCCTTATCTGCCGCATCACGGATGCGTGACCAGGCTGCCGTCAGTTCGGCTCGGTTGGGTCGCACCTGGCGGCCTCTCGGCTTGTCGATCGTGTTCATTGGCTGTCTCATGTAAAGCAACAGTACATGTCTTGTAAGTATGCATACTACTCTCGATTTGGTCTTATGCAAGCTTTTTTACTGGTTGGGTATCCAGTGTTTGTAGGTGCGGGGACGTCGGGGCGGGGGCGCTGCGATAGCGTCAGGAGGAAGAACCTGTGCGAAAAGTAGACACGTCAGATTCCCCCGGGGGAGACAACCACGCGCTTTATGGCTAGCGTTTGGCTATCACATACACGGAGGTATTCAGGTGGAAATCAACGTAACGGCTGTCGAGCTAGGTGGTCGGCTATTCGCACGGCCAACGGCACTCATGCTGCTTGGGCTCGCTCTTCTGGCCTTCACCGGCGGCGCGATGGATATTCAAAATCCACTGTTGCGGCCGACGGTTGAGGCGGTGATTGTCCCTGCTAGGTGGTTTCTGGCCGGACTATCTGGCTGGGGCGCTCTTTGGTTCGCCTGGCGCTGCGTCCTCCTGTACCGATGGAACAACGGCGCCGATGGCGGTTGCCATCAATGCGGCGGATTCGTCAGGCATCTTGAAGGCCGGTGGGGGGGCTACAGCAAGTGCATGATGTGTGGCGGCACGAGATCAGGGCACCACTAAGATCGCGATTGTGCTGGCTTAATGGCATCATCTGACGCTTTTGATGCCACCTCGGAGATACGCCAGTGACCGACGCAGAATGGATTCGCTTATTTGAGAAAGCATTCAAGTCCATGGATGACCGGCTGAGCCAGGTCGTTCAGTTGAACAGCTGTCGTGAGCATTGGATTCAGGCTGAGATCAGTCTCTATGCTTGGTATCACCAGCGAGTCGAGATATGGACCGATCATGGGTTCGGTCAGCGTAGGAAGGCAGATCTGTATTCCGAAGGTGCTGGCAACGTTCCGGTAATGGTCGCTGAAGTGAAGTGCTTGGGAGACTGGGCGCAAGTAAAGTGCCTGGACGGAGATTGGTCAGTTCGCAGTGATATCGAGCGTCTGAGAGAAATCGAATGCCCTACTAGAATCTTCGTCTTAGTGATTCCTGAAGGGTCGGCCGGTGAATCCACGCCAGTAGGTGTTCGCCTCCGTAAGGATGAATGGGCGCCAAACGGTATGGATCTACGACTGGATTCGGCCTTCGTTCGGATGTGGCTGGTATAGGGCAGCTAGGGGACTGTTGCTATGAGTCATAACATCGCGGGGCTGTCGGCAGAGCAGCGTGCCTGCATCGTCGAGAAGCGGCGCGAAGCTCTTGACCGTCATTGCCTAAAGAAAGCCGAAGCCGAATTTGTGAATCGTGAATACAACCGCATACTCTCCGGTCGTTCCTCGCACCGTTCAGGTTGGCGCGTCTGGGCTCTTCAGCAGCTGGACGATATCGAATCCGATGACCTCCGAATTGCGGTGAAAGCGAAACTGAATGAGTTTCAGCACTCGATAGCTGGCGGCAGAATTTAACAGCCATGACGGAGCAAAAGGAGTTGCGATGAAGGCCTACCTATTCGGATTACTGTTGCCTCTAGCGGCTCACGCAGAAATCTACAAATGCACTGGCCCGGACGGGAAGCTCAACCTGACCGACAGACCCTGCGGGCAAGGGGAAAGCGCCGAAGTTGTGAATATCCCTCCGCCGCCAGAGTCGCCGTATGAGCGGGAGACGCGCGAGGCTAGAGAATCGATAGCTCGGTCAGACGCCCGGATAGCCGAGCTCGAGGAGCGGGCACGCCAACGACGCATTGCACAAGCATCGCGGTACTGGGGGCGAACGCTTCGGGAAGGCCTTTCCCTTGGGATGACTTCGGATGAAGTTTTGGCTCTTGATGCCTGGGGTTTCCCAGACGACAAGAACACCACGGAGTCGAAGCGTCTCGTGCGCGAGCAGTGGGTATACAGGACCGACATCGACAACGAGCACGAGCGCATGTACCTGTATTTCCATAACGGTAGATTGGTAACCATCCAGGATTGACCATCAATGCTCTGATCTGGTCCAGATGACGTGTACGCCTCCCGTCTAGTCGTTGGCGCATGGTCATGTAAAGAAGTGGCTCAGACCTAAGTAGAGGGGATGGTGGTGCAGTAGGGCTCGCTAGCTGCATGGGAGCCAGATGAGCTGAATCTTAGGGGCAACAGGCGCTGGGTTAGAAGAAGAGCGTTTTAATCGCTATGTGTCGCCGTAGCGCCAACCAGGGCGCGGAATTTCCGTCTTCATAATGGCTTTGTACCACCCCGGAAAGCATGTCGGCGAACTGTACGTTCGTGCTTTGCGCGCTGTCGCAGGCCTGAGTGGTTAAAGCACAGGGGCAACCGTGATCAAACCATAGCTTCGTCTGTAGATAATCGTGAAGGCTATTTCCACTCTGCACCTTGATTGACCGAGGGTCTGGTATGAACACCACGCGCTGGTACTGCGCCATCTCGGGGAGCAAGGACAACCCGATCATGTAGTTGTAGAGTTTGTTTTCATCGGTGCGTATGTGTGGAAGCACGCACTCCTTTCGCACAGTGATGGATAGGTATTTCACGTGTTCGGGATTGCTGGATGCGAGGCTTGCCGCCGCAGTCGCGAAGGCTAGGCGCTCCACCGCGGTCATGGCTGACCACTTCTTCTCTTCCTTAGCGGGCCAAGAATATTTTTCATAAAGCTTCTTGAGGAGCCGCTTCGGGAGGTGCTTTTTGCTGGGGGATACGCTGAGAGTGGATATCGTCAAGTGCCGGCTGGACCCGCCCTGACGATAAGGGGCAGTGAATTTCCACCCAAGGTCGCCGCTTTCATCCAGAAAAAATGATCGTTCCGTCATCAGGTACAGCGGCTTTCGCAGAAGAGGGGGGTGCAAACCCTGGGGCCGACGCTCTTACAGAGCGCTTACGATACGGAGTGCGCTTCGCGGTTTACCCAGGCTTTACTTGCACCGGACGCAAAGTTTATCAACCTCCACTTAAAGTGTATAGCGTTTGCTATATGGGGTGCTGACTAGCCCTCTTCTAGCTCGCTCCGCAAGATCTGCAGATCTAGTGGGGCTTCGATCGCGATCTGAGCCTTGCTGCCTTTGATCTCTTTGACCGTAACGGTGATGCCGTCCAGCAACAGCTCAGCGAGGAGATCCTCGGCATTGGTGCCTGGCTGGACGCGCAGGGTGATTTTTTCGCCTTCACGGCGAGGGATTTCTACGGAGCTCATGGTTTTCCTAATTTTGCAACGTTGTGAAGGTGTCGCCCCTAGCCGATCTTCTTCGGCTTGCCTTCCGTTTCCATCAGCTCCGCGAACTTCTTCCAGCTAAGTCGGTGTTTATTGACGCTGTGGCCTGCCGGCACCCACTCAATATTTCCCTTGCTAATCAAGATGCGCCCGAGCATTGAGCCATCGGCCTTCACCTCTACCTCTACGTCTTTGTTAAGCACAATCTTCTGATGCAGTGTGACGCCTACTTCGTGAGCCATCTGGGCTTCCTTGCGGGTGTGTTTTTATGGGGTAGGGGTGTGCCAATGCATCCAGCCTGAATTGGCGCTAGGCCGGTGCGCGCCCCCCTAGTGGGCGCTCAGCAGGCATAACCTTTGGCCGTTTCCTTCAGCATTTCGGCAAATTCGAAAATATCTCGAGCGCTTCGATCGGGTGGCGTGTTTCGTTCTTCTCAGCGTCGAACGTGCCGAGGTACTTCTGCTGGCGATTGAAGTGCAGGCGGGCTAGCGGCTTGCGGTTGTTGTCGTCGAGCAGCACGCCGAAATAGCTTTGAGTATCACGGGCAGCTATGCGCTTCACGTCTACTTCTGACCGTACGATCGCCTTGATGATGTTGAAGCCCTCGATCTCTTCAACGGTCGTTTCGATTTTGGTTTTCTCGCCGTCGTCATCGGTCGCGGTGTCGGCCGGCTCGTGTGCCTCGGGAGACGCTTGCGTGTTGATCACCGGTCTTACTGCCCCTGTCATCGCAGACTTCAATCGATCGTTGATCTGGTCCCCAAGGAACTGCGCGGTAGCCTTGCGTGTGAGCTGCGAAAACTGCTCCCGTACCTTCTGAGTGATGACGCCGTCGTACACGCGGGAAGCTACGAGCCGGACGAAATCGTCGTCGGGTTCGCTGAATTGCGCAGCCAGGACACGCTTAATCTGCCCGACATATTTCAGCTCACCCGCGGCGCTGATGATGGAGTCGACATCGAATGCGCTCTTGGTCAGCTTCTGCAGCTCGGGTACGACGTGGTCATCAATGTCGAGAAGATCGAACTCGAGGAATGGCTTTTCGTCCATTTTGTTCGGAGCGTCTAGGTCGGTAAAAAACCTGAATACCTGGCCGTTGGTGAGGATGGAGATCCTAGCTGTGGTGACATGGAAGTACCGGAAGAGCTGACTGGCGTGATTGATGTTCAACGGCTCGCCGATTTTCTTCGCCTCGATCAGAATCTGAATCTGACCGTCCTTAAGGATGGCATAGTCGATCTTCTCGCCTTTCTTGGTTCCGACGTCACATACGAACTCGGGGACCACTTCCGTAGGATCGAAGACGTCGTAGCCGAGCACGCTTTGAATGAACGGCATGACAAAGGCGTTCTTGGTGGCTTCTTCGGTCTGGATGACCGACTTCTGCTGGCGGATCTTTGCTGCCAGGCTAGCCAGTTTTTCTTGGAATTCCATAACCCCTCCGTTGGACCGCTGATTAATCCTTTAATGTGATTCTGCCATCACAGCGGAGCCGTTGCGATAGGCACAAGCGTCGCGGCGATAGCTGCCCCGCTGCCCGGTAAGCAAACGCAAGTTCCGGTGAATTGGTTTGCAAGCGTTACAGGTGAGTAAATCCCACATTTAATCTCTCGGATTCGAGGGATTAGCCGGGGGAGGGGGGCTGCTATAAATTCCCGGAAATCCGGGGTTTTCCCTGAATTGGCCTGGCGCGGTAAATACCACTGATCGGTGGGATTTGGAGGGTCGGCCAGCCCGGGGCGGAAACTAGCTTTGCCGTCGATGGTGGGGCTGTTACGGGCACCTCCTTTACGGGGACACCTAAAGCGATGGCTCAGATCCGATCCATCCACCAATGGTGGCAAGTGAGACGATTTGGTCTCACTGAGCAAACGTGGTCTCACTGAGCCGAGACTTCCAACGGGATAAACCCACTGTCTTGAGAGCGGGAAACCCCCGGTGTTCATCGGGTGAAACCGCCGATCTGGTCCGAGTCGGACAGGTTGGTCTGTTCCAATCTTCAAAAAGCGAGATGATACCGCTGTGGCATAAACAAAAAGCCCCCGCATTGCGGGGGCTCATATGCCGAACTGCTTACTAAGCTGTCGCGCATTCTTGCTCTGGTACAAGCCGAACTTCAACGCGCTGCCCCAACGCTCGAGCAGCATTTGCAAGAGTCTGAATGGTTAGGCCCGCGTCGTCTCTATCAAGCACGCGGCCAACCACGGTTCGACTGGTCTGCATCCGCTCAGCGAGAGCGGTTTTGGTTATGTGCTGTGTTTTCATGATTTCGGCGAATTGCCAGGCGATGACGCGCTTCAATGCAGCAGCCGTGACCTCTTCGCCGATGCCTTCCTCGGAAAGGAAATCATCGAAGTCGGATCCGATATGCTTGTTCATTAGCTGTTACCCCTGAGTTTCGAGTTTCGCTTTTTTGCGACGTCTAGATCTGTTTTCGGCGTTTCCTGCGACTTCTTGATGAAGCTGTGCAGCAGAATCATTTCTTCACCGATCACAGTAAACAACACCCTTGCGATTCCGACTGAGAAGTCCGTCCGGACCTCCCAGATTTCCTTCGCGAGCTTCCGCACAACTGGCATTCCTATCGGCCAGCCAAGCTCAACAGTCTTGATGTCAGCACCGATATTCTTCCGAATCTCGATGCTTTGGTCGCGTAGCCACTCCCTGACCGGCTCGGTTCCGCGGCTTGAACGATAAAACTTAACCGAAAGCTTCACGCGGTGGTCCTTTCCGCTCGTTATGTGGGAGCGCAGTGTACCGAAAAAAGTTCAATGCACAATGGCGGGTTTGTCAAATTTGATGAATTGCGCGCTAAGAAATGGCGGCGGCGTTTGTGCCCGTTGCAATCGTCTGCAATTTGCTCCTGCCAGCGAGGACAATGAACTATAGCCGTAACCAAGCCAAACGGAGTGTTGTAAACGACACAGTGTGTCGATTCCTACACAGTGGCAGCGCTGAGCTGTTGGCCAACCCTGCCCGATCGGCACAGCTAGTCCAGCCCAAAGGAGAGAACTGGCGGTGCGGTCTGGAAATCGGGAAATAGTCCGGATTGGCGGACTAACTCCGGACGGTCCCGGATGGTGCCCTTACGGAACGTTGTCGGAACTACCAATTTTGGTAGTCTCGATTGATATTGGTAGGGGCGGTGGCTCCACTGTGGCCGGGGCGCCCTCTGGAAACCCAGCGATAACCCAGCTGGTTATGGTTGGGTTTTGTCGCGGTGATCAGGTAAGCGACCCACTCATCAGCGCTCAACACTGGTTCACCTACGGTGGAGCTTCTCAACGGCCTCCAAGGCTTCATCCCGGCGCGCGTCAATGTAGTCAGCCAAGTCCTGGACGTGAACCCCGCGGGCGGCTTTCTGGCTCGGCTCGATACGGGTGATTGGAAGCCGGAGCTGGCCGGCAAGCACCTTGCGCAGCAACTTCTCAGGCGATAGATGAGGGAAGTAATCGGCGCACACGCGCTCTAGCGGGATGACTGCCAAGCCGTCGTATTGAGCCATCAGGATAAAAAGAGTCTTCATTGAGCCCGGCCGTCAGCGATTGCTTTGATCAATGGACCGCAGCGTCGGCGGCTCCCTACGCGGCCTACCTGGCTTTTTCTTAGGTAACGACCCTGCTTCATACTCGCGCAGAAAGTGCCGAACAGTCTCAACCCTCCAACAAATTCGAGTGCCTTGCCGGAAGTAGGGTGGAAGCCACTGCGCACCATCTCGAATTGCGCTTCTGATTGAGCTGTCAGTACGGCTTAGCATTTGAGCTAGCTGCGGAATGTGGATGACTTCGGGATCCATAACAATCCTCATTGGGGCGGAACAAAAAGAACCCCGCACGGTGGCGGGGTCTGGTGTCGCTGGTCGATCAGTGAATGCGCCGTATGTCGAGCGAGGCTAGATCCGCCTCAGTCACTACGCCGGCGGCGAACAGGCCTTGCAGGAAGCCGGATAGCATCTTAGTGTCCAGTTCACCCAACTCGGCATCGGCCTGGTACATCTCGAGCGCGGCGACCGCTCCGTCACAGTGGGCGACCATGGGCGCGATCTTGGCGAATAGTGCGCGTTCTCCCGGCTTCATGGCAGCACCTCCTGCTTGGCTTGCTGGTTGTCTGCATGAAGCTGAACATCTTCCCAGTTGTCACGCAGCAGCCCTAGCGTTCGCTGTACATCCTCCAGCGTGTAGCCGCTGGCGGCTCTGGCATCGCTGTCCGACATGGATTCATCGATATGCTCAATGACCTCGTGAGCATCCACGTCCTGATCATAAAACAGCTCTTCAGCGATCACGCCGGCAAGCCCCACCAGAACCGCCCCACGGTCGACAGTCGGCGGCATGAATATCTGGCAACGACCGGCATACAGCCTCAGGTCATCGCCGCAATTATCCGCCTCCCCGATTGTGATGCTGCCCAGCCCTCCAAGCTGGGTCAGGGCTACCAGGTGGCCGGCTTCGTGATGGCAGATGACTTTTAGATCGTGCTGGCGGATCTCGTCTAGCGTCATCGGCTTCATTTCTGGTTCAGGCCGTGGCTCTTCGCCAGCTTCTCGGCCTCGCAATCAAAGTGGTTCGACCAGTCGATACCCAGGTATGACGTGAGGCCGGCTAATGCCTTGGCGCGTGACAGGTTGTTGGCCTTGAGGGCGTCACTCGTTGCCGCCCCTAGCGCCTCCATCCATTGCAGGATCTCGCGGGCTTGGGTCACGTTGTCGTATGCGTCGATTGGGCAAACGGTTGTTTCGATGGCGGCGTTCATTGATGCGGTCATTGGTGTTACTCCTTGTGCCGCACCGGTCCCCCTCCCTAGGTTCTCGGTGCCGCGTGAATGTGTGTTGGTTATCTGTTAGTCCTGGTCTTACTTGATGCAGCTCGTCGGTGAGCTAAGCCTTACTTGGTGGTATATATCTAAAAGGGTGTGCACTTTCTGCACACGTAGAACGGCGATTACGGTGCACTATCTGCACATATAGAAGGGCGCCCGAAACAGAGCCATACGAAACCGTACGGACGCGCTTTTCTACTTGTGCAGTTTCTGCACCGGTACGTGTGCATTTTCTGCACTGGAAGAAATCGAACCGAACAGGGTTGGCAGTGGGCGCAACGGAGCGCGGCGCGGCGCTACTTCCAGATCCTTGCCTGGACATTCGTTGATCGGCAGCCAGGCAACTGCATACAGGGCGCACCTGGCGCCGTGCCGGTTGAACAGGCTGCTTCTGGTCTGAATGATCCATCCGCCTTCCTCCAGATCGGCCAGCGCTTTCTGTAGCGTATGCGCTGAGCCGATACCCCAATCTCTCGCCATGGTTCGAGTGGCGGACAGGTCGCCGTTGTTCTCGCCGTTGTACTGCGCCAATAGCTCCACCAGAACGCCGCGCGCCACGAAGCTGAGCGATCTGTAGCCGGCCGACTGGATCATGGCCTTCTGCAGCATCGCGAACGGCGGCGCCTTAGTTTTGGAGTTGCCTTTGCCTTTGCGAATAGCCATTCCTGTCATCCATCAGAAGGCCGGCAGAAGGTCGCTCTGCCGGCAGCTAGGCCGTTAGGCAGCTTCTGCAATCAGGACATACAGGCCGACCCTATGAGGCTTCCGACCTGCCTCGGTAGGGATGTAGGTCCATTCGGTGACTATTCCCCAGCCGTCGCGGCGCAAGCGGCGCACGGTTGATGGCGGATGGATGATGTCCAGATCCTTTGCGGCAGTGATGGTAGAGACGGGGCCGGCCCGCAAGGCAGCGACGAGTCTGGCGGCTTGGGCCTCTGCGGAGTGGTCGACAAGATCGGGAGTGGGTGCCACAATCCGGGCTGTCATGCTCATGACGTTTTGGTAGTCGCCCTGGCGGAGTTGCAGCTCCGCTTCGGGTTTACCGTCTAGTTTCTCTCTCATAGAACCTCCAAACGATACGCTCCAAAATTCCGGAGCTGTTCGAGATCCGCCAACTTGGCGGTCCCAGGTAGGTTTAGCCAGCCCAGCACGGCGCCGGCCCTCCCAATCAGTTTTACCTTCAGCGTTTCGGTATTCACCGAGCGTTCTCCTTTGCCATCCGATTCAGCCAGGCGCGCAGCTCCTCGATCAGGATCAGGCGACGCTTGCCTGCTTTGAAAGAAACTAGGTCGCCGCGGGCAATGGCTTCATAGATAGCGGAGCGGGTGGTGCCGGATGCGCGGGCGGCTTCTTCAGGACCGACAGCGAGTGGTTGCAGGGTTGCGAGTTGGGTCATGGTCTTCTCCATCTGGCTGAAAAGGCGCCAGTGAGGGAATCGTATCGTCAGCTGTACAGCACGTCAACTGCAATACATAAACTCAACAGGACGCATAGACATCAATTCGCTTGGCGACTAATATGCTTCGCATTGACGGGAGAGGGACGTATGGCGAAGAACAAGCCGAATCAAGGTTCACGGAAGACCGAGACTCTTACGCTCCGTCTTGATCCGAAGATTAAGTACACGATTGAGCTGATGTCTCGAGTCAGACGGCAGTCGATCACGAGCGTGATCGAGGCGGCGGTCGAAGCGGTAGCGTTCGACCTAGACACGCCGGTAGTGATCGACGGCAAGAGGGAAACGTGGCCGCTAGCTAACGCTGTGTCGGAGTTTTGGTCGACGGATGAAGTTGCGCGATTTCTTGGCCTATGCGCTTTCATGCCAGAACTACTGACATACGAAGAGCAGCGAATCTGGGAAACTATCAAGGCGACGCCAGAGTTCTGGGACGAAAACATCGAAACCTACATGGTGCCGTATCATCTCCCCGGACTCGGCTACATTGATAAGTTCAAGGTAGGCAACTACTTCATGTCGCTCACGCTTCATGTCGAAGAGCACAAAGATAGTAGGACGATCGTACCGTTTGACTTTGTGCGGCGCTTGCCGGACTAGTCCAATAGCTCGACCGCAGCTGCCTTACTATCCGGGGCAAGGTGGGCATAGCGGAGCGTCATCTTGATATCCGCGTGCCCCAGCAGATCACGCACCGTGTTCAGCGGTACGCCCGCCATAACCAGCCGTGACGCGAAGTCGTGGCGCATATCGTGCCAGCGGAAGCCGACGATGCCGGCCTTCTTCAGCAGCTCCAGCCAGGCGGTTTTAACGTCTGTCATGGGCTTGTCCTTCTCGCCCGGGAAGACGTAACCCATTCCGCTCGATTGATCCTTCCAAGCCTTGACGGTAGCCAGCGCCTCGGCATTCAGCGGGATATGCCGCGTCTCGCTGGACTTCGCGCCTTCGCCTGCAACCATCAGAAACTTGCCCTGCAGGTTCACGTCTTGCCAGCGTAGGTTGAACACTTCGCCGCGACGCATTCCCGTATTGAGTGACAGCAGAATCATGGGCTTCAGATGATCAGCGAAGGCTAGGGCGCGAAGGACTGGCAAAGCCTCTCTGCCGCGTTTTGCACGCCATTCGTTTGCACTGTCGCGCTCCGCCCTGATTCGCTCCTCGCGTGCGTCCAGCGCGTCCCTGAGCGCTTTGGCCTCGTCCTTCGACAGGTAGCGGATGCGGCCGATCGAATCGACCTTCAGTTGCTTGACCTTCTCTAGGGGCGAGGCGGGCAGGTAGGCCCATTCCACGGCGCGGCTGAATACTCCGCTGATGCTGCCCATCTTGCGGTTCGCGGTGGCCGGCTTGTTGCTACCGTTGAGCCAGGCGGTGCGGATCTGCTCCAGATCGCGGCCGGTTATCTCATCGAGGCGGCGGTGCATAATCGGCTCGAAGCTGGTGTCGAGCGTGTGCAGCGTCTTCTCGTGGCCTTTGTGATGGGCCTTGAACCACGGCATATAGTGGTCATCGATAAAGCTGCGTAGGGTAGGGGTGCCAGCACCGCGGCGGCCTTGGGTGACTGCCAGCGGCTCTCCGTGCTTGCGGGCTTCGTTGAGGTACTGCAGCGCCTCCTCGCGGGCTTGCTCAAGCGTCAGGATGCCGACACGGCCGAGCGTCTTCTTGCGACCACGCGCCCAGGTCACGACGTAGGACTTTGCCCCGGCCGCTGTTACGCGTACGAACAGGCCGGGCACGGTGGTATCGTGGACTTCGTATTCCTTGCCAGTGACTTCCAGGCTGTTCAGTCGGCGCGCCGTCAGTTTCTCTCGCAC